CCTGCCTGCGCGATCTGCAGATCGCCAACACCGACGCTGCCGAGCTGCAGGACGAATCCACCGCAGAGCTGGAAGAGAGCCTGCGCACCATCGAGCAGCAGAACGCCAAGATCCGACAGAACATGGATCGGCAGCGGGCTGTAGCCGAGGCCGAGCAGTATGAGCAGCAGTACGCCGACTGCACCCGGCAGCTGGCAGGGCTGCGGCAGGATCGGCTGGACCTGCTTCAGGGGGCCGACCTGCCCCTGCCCGGGCTGAGTGTAAACGAAAGCGGGCAGCTTACCTATCAGGACAAAGCGTGGGACTGTATGTCCGGCGCACAGCAGCTCATGGCCGCCACCAGCATTGTGCGGCGGGTAAACCCCCAGTGCGGCTTTGTGCTGCTGGACAAGCTGGAGCAGATGGACCCGGACACGCTGGCGCAGTTCGGAGCCTGGCTGGAGCAGGAGGGCCTGCAGGCCATTGCCACCCGGGTCTCCACCGGCAGCGAATGCAGCATCATCATTGAGGACGGCTATGCCGCACAGGACAGTGCCTCTCCGGCACAGGCTCGAAACAACTGGAAAGCAGGTGAATTTTAATGAGTTATCCCATTTCCGGCGGCCGCATCGAAACGGCCAAAAAGGTGATCGTCTACGGTCCGGAGGGCATCGGCAAAACGACCTTTGCCGCCCGGTTCCCGGATCCGGTGTTCATCGACACCGAGCACAGCACCGACGCTTACGAGGTCAAGCGCTTCCCTTACCCCACCAGCTGGGCAATGCTCACTGGCGAGGTACAGCAGGTGCGGGACGACCCCAGCTGCTGCCGCACGCTGGTGATCGACACGGCAGACTGGGCCGAAAAGCTCTGCACCGCCGCACTGCTGGCCCGGTGCAAGAAGTCCGGCATTGAGGAGTTTGGCTACGGCAAGGGCTACGTCTATCTGGGCGAGGACTTCGGCAAGCTGCTGAACCTGCTGGAAGAGGTCAAGGCAAGGGGCGTCAACGTGGTGCTCACCGCCCATGCAAAACTGTCCAAGTTTGAGCAGCCGGACGAGCTGGGCAGCTACGACCGTTGGGAGATGAAGCTCTCCAAGTACATTCTGCCCATGGTGAAGGAATGGGCCGATCTGATCCTGTTCGCCAACTACAAGACATTTGCCGTTGCCAGCGATGACAGCGGCAAAAAGTTCAAGGCCCAGGGCGGCAAGCGGGTGATGTACACCACCCACCATCCCTGCTGGGACGCGAAAAACCGGTACGGCCTGGCCGAAGAGCTGCCCTTTGAGTTTGAATCCATTGCCGCCCTGTTCGGCGGTTTGGCGCCCGCTGCCGCCCAGGCTTTGCACGTATCTGCCCCGGTGCCCAAAGAGATGCCCCAAGAGAGCCCGATCCTGAGCGCAGCCACGGCCGATCCGCTGCCCGCGTTGGCCGAAAAGCCTCAGCCTGCGCCGGCCGCCGCACAGGCCGCTTTGCCCGGCAGCCCCCAGTATCAGGAGGAAAGCCGCATCCAGCAGCAGAAGCTGATGGCCAACGGCGTGCCGGAGCAGCTGGCCCAGCTGATGGCCGCCAACCACATCACCGAACAGCAGGTCCAGAACGTGGTGGGCAACGTGCGGGGGTATTTCCCTGCGGATATGCCCATCAAGGATTATCCGGCAGACTTTCTTCAGGGCGTTCTCATCGGGGCGTGGCCGCAGGTGCTGGATATGATCACCCAGTGCGACGATGTGCCATTCTGACTTTTTTCACAAGAACCAAGGAGGTTTATCCATGTCTGAGTACAATGCATCCGTAAGCCGCGAGTTTAACTGGGACGACGAGATTAACCAGGACTCCACCTTTGTGCTGCTGCCCGAAGGCGATTATCCCTTTACTGTGTCCACCGTAACGCGCGCCCGTCATCCCGGCAGCGCCAAGCTGCCGCCCTGCAACAAGGCCGAGCTGGTGCTGCTGGTGGAAGGCCCCGGCGGGGAGGCCACCATCAAGCACAATCTGTTCCTGCATTCCAAGTGCGAGGGCCTGCTCTGCGCATTCTTCACGGCCATCGGCCTGCGCCGGCATGGTCAGCCCCTGCGTATGCGCTGGGACATTCAGGGCCGCACGGGCATGTGCCATGTGGGTGTACGGGAGTATACGGGCAAAGACGGCGAAACCCGCAAGGCCAATGAGATCCTGCGCTTCCTTGACCCGGAGGACGCGCCGAAGCAGACGCAGCTGGGAGCCGGCACCTCGCAGTGGAAGCCCGGGAGTTTTTAACCCATGCCGATGCCGTTAAGGCCCTATCAGCAGCAAGCGCGTGCGGCCGTCCACCAGGAATGGGAGGACGGCCGTCGCCGTACTCTGCTGGTTCTCCCGACCGGGTGCGGGAAAACCATCGTGTTCGCCAAAATCGCCGAGGACCAGGTCCGTGCCGGAGACCGTGTCCTGATTTTGGCCCACCGAGGAGAGCTGCTGGAACAGGCCGCTGACAAACTGAAAAAGAGCACCGGACTGACTGCAAGCACCGAAAAGGCCGAGGAGAGCTGCATCGGCCAGTGGAACCGGGTGGTAGTGGGCAGTGTGCAGACGCTTACCCGTGCCAAGAGGCTGGCCCAGTTTTCGCCGGACTACTTCGGCACAATCATCGTGGATGAGGCCCACCACGCCATCAGCGACAGCTATCTTCGGGTGCTGGATCACTTTTCGGGCGCAAAGGTTCTCGGCGTGACCGCCACCCCTGACCGGGGCGACCTGCGCAATCTGGGCGAAGTGTTCGACAGTCTGGCCTATGAGTACCAGCTGCCGCAGGCCATTCGGGACGGTTTTCTGTGCAAGATCAAGGCACTGACCATCCCCCTGAAGCTGGACATCTCGGGCGTGGAGCTGAGCGGCGGCGACTTTGCTGCCAAAGGTCTCGGAACTGCACTGGATCCGTATCTGGAGCAGATCGCGGCCGAGATGGCCGCCGTGTGCAAAGGCCACCGCACAGTGGTGTTCCTGCCGCTGGTGGCCACCAGCCAAAAGTTCCGGGACATCCTCACCGCCCATGGGTTCCGGGCCGCCGAGGTGAACGGCCAGAGCGAGGACCGGGCCCAGGTGCTGGCCGGGTTTGCCGACGGGCAGTACGATGTTCTGTGCAACAGCATGCTGCTCACCGAAGGCTGGGACTGCCCGGAGGTGGACTGCATCGCCGTGCTTCGGCCCACCAAGAGCCGGGCCTTGTACAGCCAGATGGTCGGCCGCGGAACCCGGCTGGCCGAAGGCAAAACACACCTGCTGCTTTTGGATTTTCTGTGGCTCACCGAGCGGCACGAGCTGTGCCGCCCGGCCGATCTGATCTGCACCGACCGGGCCGTGGCCGCCCGCATGACCGAGGACGTGGCCGCCTGCGGCGAGCCGGTGGACATCGAAGCCGCCGAGCAAACCGCCAGTGAAGAGGTCTTGCAACAGCGCGAAGAAGCCCTTGCAAAGCAGTTGGCTGAGATGCGCAAGCGCAAGAAGCGGCTGGTGGACCCGCTGCAGTATGCCATGAGCATTCAGGCACAGGAGCTGGAAAGCTACGTGCCCGCCTTTGGCTGGGAAGCCGAAAAGCCCACCGAACAGCAACAGCAGCAGCTGGAGAAGCAGGGCATTCTGCCGGACGCCGTTGCCACGGCAGGCCAGGCCCGCCAGCTGCTGGATCGCCTGCAGCAGCGCCGCACCGATGGGCTGACCACCCCGAAGCAGATCCGTTTTTTAGAGCAAAAGGGCTTTGTGCACGTGGGCACCTGGAGCTTTGAGGCCGCCCGCCAGATGATCGACCGCATCGCCGCGTCCGGCTGGCGCCTGCCGCCGGGCGTAAAGCCATCCACCTACAAGCCTGAGGGATAAGCAATGGAACGTGAAAAAGAACAAGACCTTCGTGCCGCACTGGACGCCATCAGCCCCGCCGCGCTGGAGTACAGCCAATGGGCAATGGTGGGCATGGCGCTGAAGGAAAGCGGCTATCCCTTGTCCCTGTGGGAGGACTGGAGCCGCCGGGATGCCAGCCGGTTCCACCCGGGCGAATGCGCCCGGAAATGGGAGAGTTTCCGGGGCAGCCCATCCCCGGTGACGGCCGCCAGCATCTTTGAGCTGGCCTATAAAAGCGGCTATGTACCCAGCGGGCAGGCGCTGGCGTGGGACGCCCAGATTTCGGACGAAACGCGCCTTGTGGACCCCCGCTGGGTGGAGCCCTGCGACCTTCAGATTCCGGACGAGTGGAACCCGGCCGATCAGCTGAAGCGCTATCTTCAGGTGCTGTTTGAGGCCGATGAGCACGTGGCGTTTGTCACCGAGAGCTTTCTGGCCGATGACCGCCGCCGCCCCACCCGGGGCTGCTGGGACCGCACCGCCGGGCAGCTGATCGAGGCCCTCACGCTCTGCCGCGGGGACATCGGCGCCGTTGTGGGTGACTGCG